GTGCTGTTGCCGTTTTAGTTCGGATTTGATATTTCGTTTTTTCTTAGCCAATTAATCCCCTCCAATATGGGTCTTCGTTTAACGGCACTCGTCCGGTACGCTCGTTCACTACCCCGAACGGAAAGCCTCGTTTCCGGTTGTTCGATGGTAACTGATTCAAATCGTTGGTGCTGAACTCAGGGAACGAATCCATGTTGTCGCAAATATAGTCAAGCATTCGGTTAGTTGCGAACTGAGCCTTTGAATAGTAATCATCCCGTATCGTGTCCACGTCGTTGGCACCTGCTGAGTTGGTGTTGTCCGGCACACGTTCGAGCAGCCCACCGTTGTCGATTTTTACTTTCAGGTGTGGGATTAGGTCGTGCAATGTCCAGTACAATACTGCCGGCATGATGTACTCATCCCGCAGCGTCACGTATGCGGATGTCAAATTCCCCGCAGCCGTACCGGTTAGAATCTTTTTGAATAAGTCTGTTCCGAGTACGGGCTGTATGCGGATATTCTGAGCGTCGAGAACAGACGGCTTGATGTACGCCCACTCGACTGACTTGTTGATGTGGCTAAACTGATTGATGTAGTTCTGGTCAATCAGTAGGACTGCGGTAGGTACTGCCATTATTGAGGTGGGTTTAAGAATCCGTGATTAGGCATATCGTTTGGGTGCTTTGCGACCTTTGGATTATTAACGGGAAGCCTGTATTTCTTTCGGTCTTTGGGCTTCATTTCAAGTATCATGTCCTGAGCCTCCGACACGGTTATTTTCTTGTTGTTACGACGCAGGTAGATACGACGCTCCCAAAAGTGGTGACATCTTGCCCCGCCTTTATACAGCCAAATGTCGTATGTATTGGCTCCACGTGGCCCGAATCCCGCATTAACAACACGGTCACTTGCGGCTTCGATGTCTTCCTTTCTGTACACCTTACCAGCTCCGACCATTTTGACGCAGAACGAACGACTGTTGCTGCTTGTTTGGTTGGGGGCGTATGCGTAACGTACTTTGAATAGGTCATTATCCTGTTCGCTTTGTCCGTTCGGGTTGCTTGACAGAACCGATGCGAATTTAAACAAACCGTCAAAGTTGATTTCGTCCGTGTCTGCTTCCTCCGCATCAACCAATTCCCACTCCGCCTCATCGATGTCCTCGCCCAAATCAATCAGAGCGGATCCGATTGCGTCCAGTTCAGCGTCCGATGGTTCACGGCTTAATTGGGTTTGTTCTGGTTCAGGTTCAGCTATAACGGTCTTTTCATCGAGCCATGTAGGCTGAATGTTTAGAATATTAAACAACGGCTGCAACCCTCGCATTATCATCGCCCGTGCAGGAACAAGAACACGACGCACCATGATTTCCTCGGCTTGTCTTAACTCATCCGCATTGCTACCCAATCCCGTGTTGTTTTTCAATCCGAATAGCATCGGACTAACGACACGGTGTCCAATCATTATTTTTTCAGCTGCCTCACCCGATAAGAACTGATACTGTTTGTCGGCATCGCTCAACTGAACCGTGTCCACTTCGGCAACTTCCTCGCCCGGACTTGAATAAAGTATCAAAGCCGACCCTGCGTTGTTCTCACCGCTTAGATTTTGCTTGATGTTGCGTTCTGTTATCGCCTGTTCTTCAATCGTTGGCGTTCCGTTCTTTAACTTGATGATGTAAGACGGTGCAAGTCCGTTTTTAATTGCGCTATTGTGAAACGTTCCGATTCGTTTCTCAAGTTCGCAGTACTCCACCGCTCCGATATAATCGGGTTTAGCGTAGTAAAACGAGCCGGGGCTAAACGGACGGACGTACAAGATTTGGTTCGGGTGGTTAGCGATGTCAGTAGGATTGGAACTGAACGCCCTGATTTGTCTTGGCTTGTACTTGGTGGTGTTTGACCAATCTTCACAATACCAAAAATACGGTATCTCCCTGCCTACACGCTCACCGCATCGCATTAATTCAGACGGCATCGGTTCAATTCGGCTGATTTGGTTTCCAGTCCACACAATCTCTAAAAAGAAATACCCGTTTATCTTGAACTCCAAACAAGACCGAAGAAGCGTTTCGTTAAAATCGTACTTGTTCAGTTCAGGTGAATCCAATCCCGCCCCGAATATCCAATACGACAACGACACGCACAGGGCGTGATGCGTTGGTGATTCGTTGAATAAGTCAATCAAATAGTCGGGATAGTCGTTGTTTACCCCGTATTCAATCCATCCTTTTTTGTTCTTTACGTCAACGTAATTATGCGGGGTGTATGCGCTTAATTGAATCGACCCGACAGTATGTTTGTTGTTTGGTGTATCGCTCATTGGTTGACTATTGTGGTGGGTATTGTCGGCTCGTTCACGTATTCGGTGTAGGTGGTTGGGGTGACGAATAGCGTTCCTATCTCAAACACGCCAATTACATCAGTGTCGTCCGGGTCGAGATTAGTAGTGCCTGTCTGCCCGTAGATAGTGTATGAGTACTCACCCGTTTCCATTATGGTTATGCTGCCCGAAGTCGCAGCGGTGGTGTTCGTGTTGATACGGAGTTGAGTGTATCGTTCGTTGTCGGTTAGGACAATCGGTATCACAAGGTACTCCGCTGAATTATTGGTATTGACTAACTTCATCAAATACGATTCAGGAGCGGTGTCGAAGTCCTTCCACTTTTCTTTTAGCGTAACGACAAAGCGTTGATTGGTCTGATTCGGGTTGATGTATAGCATGATTCAAATTTAACAAAAAAGGCGGGCATAATTACCCGCCCTTTAAAACATTGGCTGAACTCGTTATGATGCCGATGGGTAGGCAGGGCTTACCGTAATTCCGGCAAAATTATCGAACGGCTCGGTAGTGTACGCTTCAAGCATATACGGTGGCGCCGGTTCGTTTGCGGTGATGGTGATGTTGAATCCTGACATATCGCCCAAAGCGTTGCCAGTATTCATGTTCTCGCCACCTGTAACGTCTGCTCCATTTACCTTGCCGACGTAGAAGATGTTGCCGTTGTTGTCCAACACGAACGCTGCCAACTGACTGGCTGCGATGTTTGCGAAGTTGGCACGGTCAAGGGCGGTAATCTTCTTATACTTAGCGGTAATCACCTGAGCGTAAAACACCGTACCGTTATCGGGTGAGGCGTTTATAGTAGATACTAACGACAGGCTCGATGCTGAGGGGTCAACCTCGAATCTGTACAGGGTAGCGGTTGGCAGTTCGTCTATTTGGTCGTTCGTGCCGCCTGCAACTACCCCGGTCAGGAAGTCGGAATGAAGACCGAGGAAGAGCGTCTTGGCTCCTCCTACGGTGTTCTTACATTGCCGCTCCCGTCCTGATAATATTGAACAGGTAATACTCATTATGATTCGTATAAGTAATAAACGATTTCGTTTGCATAACCCACAGCGGTATCGGCTGAGAATTTGATGCTTACGTTAACGTTTTCTGAACCGTCAATCGGGCCTTGGTCAATCAACTTCACATCGGTAAAGTCAGACAATAAGCCTGTACCGAAGTGCATATTTGACTTACGTGCGGCAACCATGGTGTTGTCAAGCATACCCGGACAATGTACGAGCGGGAAGCCTAAGAACACATCTTCTCCGAAACCTTCGTAAACGCCTTGGAATGTACCGAGTGCTTGTTTAGCGGCTGCGTAGAAGAACAGAACCGATGTAGGAACGTAGATGAACACGTCGTCGCCACGATGCGATTTAACTGTGGTTGGAATTGCGTCCACCACTTTCTGAAGTTCAGCGATTACGTTGTTTGCTGTGATGACAGAACCGGCAACGTCAACGGCTGAACCGAGTTGAGCGTAGAACCCGTCGAACTCACCTGCGTTTGCGGCTTCACCTTGCCACATTAAAGTTTCAACTCGTGCTGTAACGGCTTCTGCCATGTTGTTAAGCATGAAGTCGCCAAACTCCTTAGGTAAAGTACGAGCGTTTCCGAATCCCATTGATGCTGATTCCCAGTCGTCGATAAATTCGAGTTTGCAGATTTTCTCTTGCCATTGCAGTTGCTTTGGTGTGAGCGATGCTTCGGTCAGGGTTACTGTTCCAGTAGGTGTGAAGTCGCAGGTCAGGTCAGCGAAAGACGCTTCGTTTGCGTACTTCTTCAATACCAATTTGTATGGTACGTTCAGGTGCTGAGTTACAGCGTCGATTGTTTTCGATGCGAGTAGGGTCGCAGCGATGTATCCGGGTGCTTTCTCTCCCGCATACGTGGTGGTTACTGTTACTGATGTAGGCATGATTAATTAATTGATGCGGGTTTAATGTTGATATTTTCGAGGTTGTATGCGATGCGTTCAGCGGTTGACATTTTCGCCCATGTTGCGGGGCGACCTTTGTCATCCACTTTCTGAGCAGGTGCAGCCGGAGCGGGTGTGTCCTGAACCGATTTCACCTGAGCAGATAGGGTTGTTACTTGTGCTTTAAGCGCAACAATCTCAGCGTCTTTGGCTGCGATGGCGTTGGCGTGGTCTGCACTAAGTTTGGTGATTTCGGCACTCTTCGCAGTAAGCTGCGTTGCGAAATCGTTTTTGTCCTTGATGGCTGCGGACAGGGCTGCGGTGGCTTGTTCAATCACCTGCTCCATCTCGTTCTCAGCTTCCACTTTGGTAACGGTCACAACCTTACCGTCGGTCACTTCGATAGTTGTGCCATCTTCGAGGATGTGCGTTCCGTTCGGGGCGGCTTGAACCTGACCCTCTACTTCCACGAACACCTCGACACCTTCAGCCCAGTCTTCGGCCTCAGTGAATACTTTAACACCCTCCTTCGTTACGCCATCCTTCATGAATTTATATTCACGGGGCGGAGCGGGGGTGTGTTCTGCTAACAAGGTTTTCAGCCCTGTTATAAATTCATTTAGTTTGCTCATTGTTGAATGTTTATACCTATATGAGTGTTTAGTCGCCCGTTTTTTTTAACTTGCATCAAAATAATTTTATGGGTTTGAAGATTTCGATACCAACCACGCATGATGATATTACGCTTGGACAGGTCATGCGGTACAATTTGCTGCCGATGAACTCAATCCAAATTGTTAAGAACTTTTGTGATGGTGACGTGAACGAACTGACCCTAACCGAGTGCGATGCGATTGCCTCGACCCTGCTCGAACTACTCGAAGAAAGCCCCGTTCAGTTCAAGCCGTTTATAACTATCGACGGCATTGAATACGGATTTATACCGGACATGAACGCAATAAGCACGGGTGAATACATCGACCTTGAAACGTTCTGCGCTACACCATCCGAAACGGCTCACAAGGCTATGGCTGTGCTGTACCGTCCGATTACGATTAAGGTGGGTAAACGGTACGAGATTGAGAAGTACAGCACCAAACATCAACTGTATGCGGACGAGTTTAAGAACGTGCCGTACAGCGTGTTTACGGGTGCGTCCGCTTTTTTTTTGACTTTAACAACCGAATCCGAGAACAATTTGAGCAGGTTTTCGGTGGCCCAGTGGAAAAAGTTGAAGCGGCAGGGGGTGATACAGGACT